GCATCTCTAAACCAAACAGTTGGTGTTTTTGTCATTGAATTGACATCAACATCAAAACTTGCATTCATTTCAGGCATTGTATCTCCAGTATATTTTGTATGAAATACAATACCCATTTTTGATGATGAAATTTCTTTTGCCAAATCACTGTTTTTTGGTATAGCATATACAATTGTGTTTGGCTTAAATGTTAAAAATTCTTCACCATCTATTGTTTCAACTTTTAAATCCTCTGAGGTATACATCATATCACCTTGAATAACACCTTTAATATTTAATTTTGGCAGTTCTTCAAGTGCTATCTTGAGTTTTCTATTCAGTCCTTCAGCAGGATGATTATTATCTATATCTTCCGGAGTATAATTAAGTTTTGCATTTTTTGCAAAAACACCTTTTGTGCCGACAAAAAACTTTCCGTTTTCAGGATTTGATCCTGCAAAAATAGCAGGCGCACCATCCCATTTAACGGTGATGCGAACCTGCTTTCCGCTTTTTGATGAACCAGCAAGCATATCTCTCAAACCTCTGAGAAAGTTTATTGCTTGCCGTGTGCCATCTACTCCATTATTGAGAACTTCATCTTCTATGTGTTCTAAATGTAAATTCTTTTCTTCATTTATAAATTGTTTGAAACTCTGCATAATTTCCGCATAACTCGTTTCAAACTATTTATTGATTTAAAGATTTACGATAGTGGATCTTGAACAAGATTTGATAGGATCTGTAAAGTCTATGCTAAATTTCATAGCATTGCACATTGAAGCAACTTTGTATGCGGCATACAAATCTTTGATATCAATTGGTGCACCTTCTCTACATGTTCTTTGAACTTTATAGCAAGGATAGGCAGGATGACCTGAAATTCGCAGGTATTCAATAGGTTGCAGGTAATAAGGAACTTCTTCTTCAGATTTCATTTTTTCAAATGCAATACGATCTGAAACATTTTTCTTGAACTTCATAAAATCAGTTTCAATAGTCTCCGTGGTTTCTTCTCGTACAAGTTGTGTTTCACAATCAGGACAATCACCAGATTCAAGAACTTGACATCCTAAAGGATCAGTACAAGTAGAGACAACTTTTGTCTCAACTAATGTTTTTTTCTTGAATTCTACAGGTTCGTTTGACTCTTTTGGTGCAGGTTTAAGAAGGACTTCACCATTAGATTGAACAACAACTTCATATGTTGAGCCTTGAAACTCTATTATCTTACCTGCAAAAACATCAAGAGCATAAGGAAGACCAAGAATGATTGTAACAATTATTGCAATAATATATCGCATATGACCTCATTGATAGAGATTAACAAAAAGAGAGACAACCTCTCACTATGATTATATTTTATCAAAATCATATCATATGTCAAGTTTTTTATATATGTAAAGTGTTATCTGCCTCAATATAATCTTCTTCAGTCATATAATCATTCTTTCTTTGTTGATTGTCCAAATATAAAGCATTGAATAATAGATGCAAACATCTACCTGTAAAATTGATATCAGACTCACTAATCTTTGTATGAGTCACATCTTCACCTTTATAAAAAACATTTATAGTTGCATCGTATGTATCTTTGTCGTTTGGAACACCTGCAAATATTATATCATGTCCTAAATACTCTATTTGCATAGAAAAAGGTCCATCAGGTGTAGATATTCTTATCATGTTACCATCCTTATATGTCTTTCGTTGTCTTAATTGAAAACTTGTAATTTCTTTCATGCGTAATCAAAACTTTCAAAGTCTTTTTTAAATTTCATTTTTCCACCTGTGGCTTTATCAAATGCTGGTTCATCATCTTGATCACCATATGCTGGATTAAACTTTTTTTTACCTTTTTTATCTGACATTCTATCAATCAAATCATCTTGAGCAGATTCCTCAAGATCATATAGTTTCATTTTTGCCCTGTCAATACCTATAACAAATCTCTTTGAACTTGTAGGATCGTTGTATCTATTCTTGAGTTGTTTGACCATTATCTGTCCAAGACCTTCAAGTTCTTCCGTAGATATCAAAGCAAACATCAAATCGGCAGTTGCAGGAAGACCAAACGATTCAGAGGTGTCTTCAAGACCAACATCAGTGCTAGAGTTGTGTGTCAAAATTTTATTAGCAAAAAATAAATGATTACCATCAACTTCTATGTCAATAGATTTACGAATTCCAATCTCTTCAATAGCAACAATTTTTTCAGCAATCATGATACACTTTCATTTTTTCTTTAGGATGAAATTTATTAGGATTTTCCCTACACCATTTTGTTATTTTATTATATTGAGATTTTCCACCAACATATTTAACCAACCAATCAACCTTTATTACTCTTCCATCATCATATTCCACTATCCAAGTTTTCGCATTATGTGGTATATTTTTTTTATAATATTCTTTTTTGCGTTCACTAATAAGTTTTTTTGTTTCTTCTGTGTGTGGGTGTCCATATGTATTGTCATAAAGTCCCAAACTATATTTTTTCCTTTTAGTTTCTGATATTTTTTTCTTTGAAGTATCAGACATAGATATGCCTTTATTCCACACTTTACCATTTTCAATATTTTCAATTGCAAAACTTTTTTGATTATGATAAAACTTTTCCTTATAATCTACATATTCATTTTTTATATTATATCCTTCGTATAATGTATTATACTTATCAATCCAATATTGTTCTTGTTCTAAGGCATTTGAATCTTCAACCACTTCAAGTAAAGTTATTTTATGATTTATTATACCATATTCTCGTAAAGATTCTGATATTTTTGATGCTCCATTTAATTTTCTTCCATTTGAAATATGTTGGTCAAACCTATCTTCAATTGATTTTATTGTTTTTCCAACATATTTTTTTGAAGGATTAAAATACACATTCTCTATTAAATAGATATTAGTTGCCATATTTACCTTTCATATAAAGTTATGTCTACAAATATTTATACAAAAAGTATCTTCAACACAAACAACTACAAAACAAGCAACTTATCTCCAATTTTTAATCCATTTTTGATATTTTTCTCTTCGCCAGTTTCAATAGGGAATAAATGCTCTTCTGAACAAATAATTTCTTTTCCGCTTTCAGTTTTTATCTTAAACATTTTTTTCTCTTTGATAGGAAAAACTGTTTTTACTTCATTATATTCACCATCAGAAGTCAATAAATTATCACCAATTTGAATATCTTTAATAATCTTGTCTCCGCTTTCAGTAGATACAATAGTATTCATGTCCAAGCAAAATCCTTGTCTTGTGGTCTGCGTGGCTGACACAATTGGCACATCATATTCTACTGCCATGCCACGCAGTTCTTCAGCAATGGATTTTATGAATGTATAAGAATTTACATTCGCTCCTTGCTTTAATCTAGCAGATGAACAAATATTTAGGTAATCAACGAATATGATCTGAGGAACAAATTGTCGTTTGAGTTTTAATTCGCTCAGTAAATTACGGAAATGATTTGTATTAGCGGCGGCAGTCGGATACTCTTTGACAATTAATTTACCATTTGTCACCTTACTTATACTTGCAACTTTTCTATCATACAAATCTTTTGGTAACTGTTTCAGATCATCAAGTGTAATGTTCATCAAATTTGCATCAATTCTTTCTGCAATCTTTTCTTCTGCCATCTCAAGTGTGATATACAAAACATTCTTCCCTTGAGATAAACAACTGGACGCCATGTGACACATGAACAAAGACTTACCTACACCAGTGCCTGCAATCGCAACATTGAGAGTCTTGTTTGGTAGACCACCATTTGTAATTTTATTGAAATACTCTAGATCAAACGGTATTCTTTGTTCTATTTGATGATATGATTCATATCTTGCTTCAGCATCTTCAATATAATCATGACCAATGTGAGGATCAAAACAGACTGCAAGTGCATCAGATAAAATTGCAGGTATTGCACCTTTGTCTTTTTCTGTTTTCTTTTGACCATCAATAATTGAAATAGATTCTAAAACTGCATTATAGATTGCTTTGTCTTGACAAAATTGTTCTGTAGTGTCAATAAGCCAATCTGTCTCTGGTCTTTCATTTTTAGAATCATCATATCTTCCTAATCGTTCAACTAGACTTTTAAACTGATCTTCTTGTAACTTTGAGTTTTCATTAAGTTCAATAATAAGAGACTCTTTGGTTGGAGATACATTGTATTTCTGTATAAATTTATTGATTTCATCAAATAAAATATTGTCAGTATGTTCAAGAAAATATTCACCTTTTAGATAAGGTAATGATTTACGAACAAAATCATCATTAAACAATAGATTTTTTAGTATCGTATCTTCTAGTCTTTCCATCCTCGGTTTCTTCCATTTCAATATTATCTTGAATTACATCTATTAAAATCTCACCAATTAATGATTCAAATTCTACACCTTCTTCATCAGAATAT